CCGTGCCGGTGTATGAAATAGTGACCCCACGTTCCAGGTGCACATTCATCGCATCCTGATCGATCAGGAATACAGTCGAGATGCTGTAGGTGGCGGGACGAATCCACAGGACGGCGTTCGCCTGCTTCGCGACTAGGCGGGCATTGGCGAGCGCGGTGGCGTTGCCGGCCGTGCCGTAGCGCTCCACGTAGACGACGCCGACATTGTCGTGGGAGGGGATCGTGTAATTCGCCGGCGTAACGCCCGCGGCGATCTCGGCGGCGGTGCGCGGGTTGAGCAGCGACCCGATATCGACCACAGTAAATCCCAGCGCCGGGACGTTGTCATCGCTGTAGATCTCGACATCGGCGGAATCCGTTATGACAATTTTAAAGGTTGGGTTTACTGATGGGTCGATGTACGTTGCAGGAAAAAGCCCGCCAGTGAGCGATTCCACCGGGTTCGTGTGTGGAGTCGAATAGCTCGCCGTGGTGTAGATCGTGATCTCGGTTGTCGTCGTGGGCAGGTAGAAGTAAGCTCGCGCCCCGACTCTTGGAGTGCCGTTGATGTCGACGGCAAGTTGCCTGGGCAGAGTGACTAGTGACACTTCATATCCTCATAAATGAGAAAGCCCGCGCGAGGCGGGGCTTTGGTGAGCGGATGCATTTTGACTTCAGTAATCTAACGGCGTGTTTTTTATACGTTGTTGTTCCGCTTCTGATAGCGGAGTGCGCTGCGCTTCCCTGCTCAGTCTTCCGGCTTCCCCCATCTGCTTGAGCTGCACGCCAGCGCGGATTGCACCAGCGCCAACGTCGCCAATGACCGGAACCCGGCCGAGACCGCGCTCAAGGAATGACAACAGATTGCTCATGGTCGATGAGCCGGCGTGTCCGGCGGGCGGCACGGTCTTTACGGTCCGCGCAGCCTCCATGATTCGATTCAACTGGACGGCTGTGCCTGACCCGAAGATCTCGTCGATCTTTTCTTTGCCGATAGAATCGATAGCGCGCTTCATCGCGGCCGGCGTTACGTTTGGTTGACCGCGTTCGTTGAGCGCCACTCCTTTCGTCGCCTCGTCCTTGATGTACTGCATCGTCTGCGCCTTCACGTCGCGCCATGCTCTCTTTCCGGCCGATCTCGTCTGCCGATCTCCTCCGGTGAGCAGGCTGCGCTTGACGTTGCGCAGATCCTGCACTGATCCGCCAATGACGGTCTTGCGCCATGTGTCTTCCAGCGCGGTTGCGCGATCGGTGCGGCTTTTGTTCTCGACCAGTCTGGCGATGGCGCCGGTCTCCTCGAACTCCAGCGCTTGAGCGCGCCGCGCGGCACGTGCCTCCTTATAGAGATTTCCGCCCACTCCCTCCGTTGCTTGATCAATGGCGGAGATCACCTTGCCGGCGTAGAAACCTTCGGTTCCACCATCCATTGCGCGGGCAACTGCTGCTTGGCGCAAATCCTCCATTTCCTTCAACGTGAGCTTTCTTGTGATCGTGCCCTTCGTCGTCTTCTGTACGACGCCCATTTCATTCATCCACGACTGAACCCAGCCGAAGTGAGTTTTGTCGGGTGATGCGGCGATCGTTCTTAGAATTAGCACGGGCGAGGCTTTGGCTTGCAATTCGCCAGCCGCTTCCGCAGCGGCGTACTTTTCCTTGACGCCCCGCCTAGAAAGCTCGAGCTTTGCCCGCAACGCCTGATCCTGCACTGAGATGCCAACCGCTTCTGCGGTCTGCGCCGGATTCGTCTTGTTTGCGACTCGCCCTTTCAGAATATCAAGGTTGTCGAGTAGCGCTTGGTTTTGGTCCAGGTGGATTTGTCGAATGGGTTCCCCGGCTTTCGTAGCCGATACGTTACCCTCGTTGCGAAGCTGAACCGGATCGCGCGTGAGCTGACCTTGAGTAGCGGGGACAGGCTTGGGAAGGGCCTGGAGCTGGACCTGTCTGGCGAGCCCTCGTGCGTCCAGGGTTGCGAGGTTATTGGCATCCTTCGCCACTTCAACGAGCGAAGCCTGGACCTCACGAGGCAAAGCATTCCAATCCACACCAGCAGTGCGAGTGACATAGTCTCTGGCGCGGGTTTCAGCAGCTTTTTGGGTGGGGTCTATTTTAGCAGAGGACGGCCGATTTCTGGCTTCTGTCTGCAGGACCAGATCAGGCGCGACATACGCAGGTTCGGTCGCCTGGGCGGGCGATCTCTGTGCCGGACGCGCGACCGTAGTCTGGACTGGCGGGGCTTGTGCCGGTATGGCGGTCTGAGTTGGCGCCGATTCCTCAACTAGGGACAAATCAGCGGCCTTTGGCTCTGATTTGCCACCCGGAGCGCGGCGCAGCGCCACCGCCGGAACAATTTGGACAGCCGTTTTTACTGCGGCGCCGGCGGCCGGTGATCCGGTCGCATCGGCCACTTTTTGCCCGAGCCAGTCGGCGCCCTCGGTCAATTTTTCGAATGGCCACATCAGCGCGCGCGTCGTCGCTTGTCCGACTTTTGTTCTTGGCTGATAGGTCATCGCGGCTTGAACGCGTTCGACGACATCTTCGGGTTGCGCGTCAGTCAATCCCATGGCTTTACCCGCCGCCGCGCCCAATCCGGCGATGCCAGCGACAGGAGCCGCCACTGCCGATGTTCCAACTACGCGCAGCGGGTCCATGATGACGTCCGCGAGATCACCGACGGGGCGATTATCAACAGGCTTTGTTGGCGGCTCTGCCGCTGGTTGAGCGTGCTCGACAAGGTCATTGACCGTCGCATCCAACTGCTCTTGCGACTCAAAAGTAACTTTAGCCTTGCGCCCGTCCGGCAAGGTGACAATGGCCTCACTCATTACTGAAGAATCTCGACGGTGGCACCACTGGCGTGCTTATAAGTCGCGCCTGATTTCGGTGATGCCTGCTCGGTGGCGTTGGCTGAATTGCTGCCGCTGCCACCGCTCAACAGCCCCGAATAGCCGTTCTCGAGCAGTGCCAACTGATCTTCCATGTCCTGCAGTTTCTGTTCAATCACAGACTCGTAATCGTTTCGCCCAGGAAACTGAGCGGCATCCATTTTGGATTCGTAGTCAGACATCGACCCGATTCCGGGCACTCGCTTCAGCGCAGTCCATGTGCCGCGAATCTGGTTGATAGCTGCGTCAAATTTCTTTCCGGCCTGCGTTGGCAGAAGACCTTGCCCTGGACCGAAAGCATTTATACCTGTCCGGCCTTCTTCAAACGCCTTCCTGATGTTCTCCAGTTGCCTTCTGCCAACCTGGATAGTCGTAAGTTTCAGTTTAGCCGCGGTTGCATCTTTCTGGCTCAGTGCCGCGGTAGCGTCTCTCTTGGACAGCACATCAATTTTCCCCGTGCCCTCATCAATCTGCGCCGAGGAGCCGGCAGGCAGGCCAGCGGCTTCAATTTCCTGAGCGTTCAGCGCTCGGAACTGGCCTTTCGGCGTCTGCGCTGCGCGCGCATTGCGGCCCGCCTCAGCTTCGGCGAAATGATCAACGGGCGCGGGCTTCTGCGGCGCCACCACTTGCTTAAGTGCGCCTGTAGTCGGATCACGCTGCAACACTGCACCGCTCTCATCGCGAATCGTTTCTTGTTGCGGAGCGGATCCCAGCGACAGCTTCGCATTCCGATTCAACTGCGCAAGCTTCGCCATATCCACGCCGCTCAGATCTGCGTTGGGCGCGAGGATTCCACGTCGCTTGCCCTCCTCGCCCAGCGTCTTCAGCGTCTCCATCTGCTGCGCGGGATCAGTGATCGCCAGAACCTGATCTGTCGCATTCGCAAGCCACCGCGTATTTTCCAAGCGCTGTTGCTCGGTGAACTGAGTCTGCGCTTGCTTTGCTTGTTGACCCTGAATGTCGATCTGCTGACGCGTGGAGATCTCGCGAAGTTCATCGAGTTTCGATTGCCGGCGGGCGCCTTTGATCGATTCAGCTGTAGAGAGGACGTCGCCTAACGAAAATGTTTGGAATCCGGCCATTACGGGCGCTCCAGTGCTAAAATAGCGAAGCCCGAGAACGCGCTAACGTTACTCGGGCCTCTCACCAAGCCACCACTGAACAGGAGTGACGACATGGCTAAATTCAATGATAAATCCGGCCGACGATTCGGTCGACTTTTAGTAATAAATCTTCACTCAAAACCAAAAGGTCGCGCAACTTGGAACTGCCAGTGCGATTGCGGCACTGTTAAGACAATAAAATCTAGTGAACTGACTGCCGGCAAAACAAAAAGCTGCGGATGCTTTCGGCGCGAAGTAGTAAGCAAGCGCCGAAAGACTCACGGCAATGCCGCAAATCCAACCTACACAACATGGGTTAGGATTTGGCAGCGCTGCACCAATCCTAAGAACGCCAGATGGTCATCATACGGTGGTCGCGGTATCGCTGTTTGCGAGCGATGGGCTCTCTTCGAAAACTTCCTCGCCGACATGGGTCAGAAGCCAAATGGACTAAGTATCGACCGCTACCCAAACAACGATGGCAATTACGAGCCAGGAAATTGTCGTTGGGCTACCAACGACGAACAAATGAATAACACCAGTCGATCCTTAGGAAGCATTTCCGCTTTCGGAAAAACAATGACTCCGTTGCAATGGTCCAAAGAACTTGGCATTCCATACATAACAATAATCAACCGTCTCCATAATGGATTGCCTGCAGATAAAATTCTCGGTCCTTCTCCGTATAGATTAAAGAATCAACCTAATTCAATTCCAACCTTCCACAGACGGGGTACGCCAAGAAATCCCAGCAAGAAATTTATGCCTTATTCATCTGGTTCATAAGCAGCCAATTACTGAGTCCGCCTTGCACAGAGTTGTTCACTCCGGCAGCGCCCTGCACATATGCGCTCGCCCGCTGATTGCCGGCATTCGTAATGATGTTCGAATTGTTTGCGGCGGTAGTGAGCCCGGCTTGTGCTGAGGTGTTAGTTGCGGCACTGCCAATGCCGGCGAGCGTGGTCAATCGGTTGAAGAAGTTGCCGAATTCACCCGAGGCTGCGCCGGATGCTAGGCGAACGCCTTCCTTCACCCCGGCGCCGGATATGCCTCGACCGCGCGCGAGCAGTGATCTGTCCAACGCCTTCTCGCTTTCCCCGAGATTAAAGCGATAGTCCGGACTCTCGAAGAATCCTGATAAATCAGGACCAGTCGCTGCGTTCGTTGCAGGAGTCGCTCCTGGCTGTTGCGTTTGTTGCGCCCACAGCGCGTTGATATCTACGCCAGCCGCCGGGAGAAAACGACCGTTAGCGCCGCCAGGCACTACGCGGCCGATCACCTGTCCATTGAGGGTGATATCGGAGCCGCTCTTGTTTCCCGGGCTGACTGCCATCGTGCCAGGCGGCAACTCTGTATCACCCATTACCACAGGGGCTTGCGCTCGTGCACCCGCCTCAGAGTACGCGGGCAGGCCGTAGAGGCGCGAGAGCAATCCGGTAGCGCCCTGGCCGAGCTGACGCTGTGCTGCGGTGTCTGCGCGAACAGTATCGAACTGGCGTGAGTTTTCTGCGGTAGCTGAACTTGCAGCACTGCCGGTCGCATTCGATGCCTGCCTGGAACTGTAGACGGAAGCGCCAGCAGTAACGACGGCCCCGCCGATAATTGCGCCAGTAACGCCGCTCATGGCGCCGCCTTCATGAAGATCTGTTCTCGCTTCACATAGCCTCGCCGTGCGTACATGGATTCAAACCGTTCCGTTTTTGGTGTTGATAGATGCGACATCATCACGCGCACCGCGCCGCGTCGGAATGCTTCCTTCTCGAACGCGTCGAGCAGGCGAATCCCGAGCGACCCGCGCTCCTCTGCCATGCAGTACCAGAAAAATTCTATTGCGCAGGGCTCCGCAGTCGCCATATCTGGAAACATCACGCCGCAAATAGCGCCGCGAATCGGACAACCAGCCGCAATAACGAATCCACTGTCGGCTTGCAGGTGCTTCTGCAATGTCGAGACCGCATAGGGCTCATTGAGCTTGCCGGGAATATTGCCCTCCGCGAAGAACTGGCGGATCAGCGGCAAGAGCAGCGGAACCTCAGCTGCTGTTAGCAGGTGCAGTTCGCTCAAGCGAATCCTCTACAGAGAAGAAGCAAGCCCAGATAAGACGACCATCCTGTGGCCCAGTCCCGAATCCCTCGAACGGGTAGCGACTATGAAACCGTGACGTCGGATACGTGATGAACCGATTGAAGCGCATCGACACGAATCCGGATTGCTCCCAGAAGGTCAAATCCTTCCACTCGCGATTCATCATCGACAGGAACCACTCACCGCTGGTTTGCGAGGGATGCGATTCCCAGGGCGGCATTTCATCAAGCTGCAGCCCAGTGTGCCGCCAGAAAGCCGTTCCGCCACGACACTGCTCAGGCGGATTCAGGTATAGGACACTCGCAAATTGCGCGCAGATGTCGTCGCTGTGAATCCAGCTATGCGGCAATTCACCGGCGAGGTTGAGGCGAAAGCACGACAGCTTTGGCGTGATTTTCTGCCCGAGCGCCTTCGATATCAGATCGAACCAGTGCGGCACTTCGTACTTGCAGATGCCGGTGTAATCGAAACCGTCAGGCCCCTTCTCAGTTGAAAAACCCGCCTCAATCACGGCCTTCCTGACTTCCGCCGCGTCTGGCGCAAAGTCATCGACCTGAATCAACGTGTGCCGCATCAAAGATCCTCAAGCGCGCTCTGCACCGCGATCCAACGGGCGTGATATTCCTCGACATCAGCGATGAGCTTCGCCTTCTCCGCGGCCAGCGTCAGCGATCCATCCGCCAGGGCCGAGGTGTTGATCGTGCGGCGTTTCGTGACTTGCAGGCAGCCTTCGATGGACCCCTCAATGACGATCCATTTCGTATCGTCGTGATCGTTGCCGATGAGGACGCGCTTTACGGTGACGGCCATAGCTTCAGTAGTAAATCCCGATGTCGTAGATGTAGCCGTAGCCCGCACCACCGCCTAAGCCGTCCGCAGGAGAGGTTACGCGTGTCACTGTGCCGCCTGCGGTGTATACGCCAAACGCAGTCGAGTCGACGCCATTCAGCGTGAACGACGTTGGGCTAGTTACCGTGATCGCCGCCGCCGGTAGTGAATTCAACTGCGTCATGCCGCCCACGCCGGAGAACGTGACCTGATCTGCGGTGCTCATCAGATGTGCCGCGCCCGTCGTGATCGCACAGGGATTTGCATTCGTGGCCGCGCTCACAGCCGCGGAGATCGATGACACCGGCGTCCTGATGGCGCCGATCAGGTAGCGATTCTTCGATCCCGCGAGATTGACGTAGTTCGTCGTCGCCTGATACGTCACCGCGCCACCGACAAGGGTCGGATCGTCCGCGTATACATAATAATCGGCGGATGGCAAAAGACCGGTGACCGTGCCGGCGTTATAGGCGAGCGTGAGACCGCCATAGTGAAGCGTGTGTGCGCCGATCTGGATCTCGGCCGTCACCGCGTCCGCGGACGCCGTAATCGGAATTGAGCTTTGAACGCTCGGTGCGTTTCCGAATGTGATCATGTTCAGGAATCGCTGGTTCTCGGCACGTCCGTCATCTGTGATCAGTGCGAGCAGCGAATCTAAGTCGGTTCCCGTGCGTTCCGCGATAGTTGTCAGCGTGCTCAGTACGATCTGCTCACCGTTCAACTGAATTCCCTGATTCAGCTTCTGCGTGAACTGCTCCCACTCGCGATTGTTCTTAGGCAACTGCTTCGGAATGCGCAGAATCCCGACCGTCACTCGCCTTCCCTCGGTCCGTAAGTGGCGTAGATCAAAGCACGTCGTACGGGATCGGAGATTGAGAATTCAAGCGTTCTGGACACGGGATGCTGAACCTTGCCGCATCGATTCCATACCGCCGTCTTCGTGGTCTCGCCAATGCGCCCCATGTCGCGCCACGCCTCACTCGTCCATTTACGGGCGTCATCGAAGGATTGCCGCATCATCACTTGCGGGTCTGAGCCCTGGCCAGTGGCGAGCCCCACGCCCTGCTCAAAGGCAAGCTCAAGTCGTCCCGAGGTGATCTGCGCGTTGTCCTGCGCGCTCACATAGGCCGAGCCCAGCATGACGAGCGGGTCGCCCCACTCGGTGAAGGTATCCGCAGACAACTGCCCGATCTTGTTCGACAGCGCGTCACCCATCAACCACTTATTGTAAGTGTTCAGCGCGAACATCGGCCGCGAATACTCGTAGCCGTAGCTTTTCCTGTCGTGCCACAACTGCGAGGAGGTATCGAAAACCTTGGTCCATTCGCTCGACGTCAATCCGTACATCGTGTGACCGCCTTCGGTCCATGTCATGCCGTACATGGTCTTGTCGGCCAAGTCTTCGATGGCCTGAGAGATGACGGGCGTCGAGATGATGACAGGCGTGTAGCCGTCCATTCGACGCACCGTAAAATCCGTTGCCGGAAAGAACACGGAGTTGTCCGCCTTCGCGAATCCGAATCGGGACAACAAGCCGATCTCGCAGACCCCGGAGGGGATACGCTCCAACGGAAAGTCGGCATTCCCGGTATTCATCCAGACTTCAATCGTGTCCTGGCCACCGATGAACAACTCGCGTTTCTCGACGATGGCGCCGACGATGTCATCAGGGGAGGCTTCAGCGCTTGCAAATTCCAGCGCGTTCCATGCCGTGGGATCGAACGGGTCAGAGATGTACACCTCGCCATTGATCCCGATGACGAAATATCCGTCGAGGTACACGACCCAATCCGCGCCGGGGAAGTCCGGATCGGTAATCTGCGCGACAGTCGTGCCATTCCACACATAACCGTCACCACCGGTGACAATCATGATATTCGTGCCGTCACCTGCCATGCTCACGCGGTCTAAATTGGGCACTGTGCCGAGCAGTGTCGCCGTGCCGCCTGAACTGATCCGGTAGAGACCGGTTCCGGACACGACGCAGGCCACGTTCTTAACAACCAGTCCGCCGCGCAAGTAGCCCGTTCCGGCGGTGGTGAAATCGGCGATTCCATAACTGCCAATCAATGCGACTGGATTCTTTGCACCGACCGGCGACTTCTCTAGCCAGCAATTGACCAGGCGCTGCGCGGCCACCGGTTTGCTTCGATGTTGGTACGCCTCAAGTCCGAATTGAAGGCGCATTTAGAAATACGTCGTGCGCAACGAAGTAGACACGTAGCGCCGCGCGAGCGCCTTCCTGAGCTGCCGTTCCGCTAACGAAGGCGTCGGCATGTCCAACGCGCCCTCGGCTATCAGCTGCGACTTGCGCGGCTCCGGCACGGTGAATTCGTTCACGCACAGCGCGGCGAGCATCGCTGTTACTGGCTCCTGCGCCTTCACCGGAATGCTTTCAGTGAGCGACCAAGTGACTAGCTCCTTGGTCAGCAGCAACGCATGCAGCGATGCGTACTTCGTCGTCATCGTGGCGAAGTCATCCGGATCAGCGGCCTCGCCGGCCGGCAGCGCCGCCAACCGGACGAGCGCGGCTGTTTTAAGTTCCGTCGGCGTCACTGGTCACCTGTTTGGCAACGGGCTTTCTCGGCTTCCCCTTCGGCCAGCCTTTTCTAGCTGACACAGCCACGCCATCATCGGTTACCTGCTCAAAGTGATCGTTGGCCGATAGCTTGGTGGCCAGCCAGTCAGGTACTTCAACTACCTCGCCCGTCTCCATCGTGATCACTTCATCACCGCGCGTGAACTCCACGTAGCCCTTTGCGCATTTTTCGATGTATCGGAATTTCATATCACCTCACGAGAAGAAAGCCCCTCACGAGCAGGGGCTTTCGGTTACGCGACCAAGGACTCGTCAACGACGTAATGGACAGCCACCGACACCGATCCCGCCGTGAGCGTTGCTGCGGTCGCCACAGCGGTCAGTTGGATCAGCGTTGGACGCGTGAAGTATGGGTGGATGCCCGTGGCCAGGATGCCGGCGAGATCGAAGCCGTTGCCTGCGATCCCGAAAGTATTGCCACCCGCAAATGCATCACCGACCCAGACGCCGAAGTTGCCCAGTCCGTCCGCATCCAATGCGTCGTAGGTGCCCGAACCCCCGTTGGCAGCCCAGCCCAAGTCCATATCGAGCGTCTCGGTACCGTTGGTGTCCAGGTCGGCTGCGACCAGTCGACCACCGACAATCACCGCGCCGGCTGGCACCCAGCACATCTGATAAATGTCCGCAGCCACCGGATTGACGGCAATCGCGTAGGTGCCGCGGGCCACCTGCAGCAGTCCGGCGCCGTGCGCCTTGAAGATGGGAAACGTTTCTGCGGCTCTCGTAGCCGTAAATGTAGTCATGATCTCTCTCCTTAACCTTTCGAAAGTGTGAGCGCGGTGGTCTCAATGGAATTGGCCAGCGTTGTCGCATCGGCGTACGCCACGGTCGAGTTCGCCGCATTGAGCGCAGTGGTCCCGAACGTGAATGCACCATCCGACTTCGTCGCCGTCACCCAGCCGACGCGGGCATGCGCGGATGCTGCCGCTGGCAATCCAGCAACCGCCAGAGCCGCCGAGGCGTACCCCGTTGCATTCGCCGTCGCTTCGATCGCATCCAGCGTGCCGTCCGCGCCGATGTCCAACGCTACGGCCCCGAATAGATCCTCCGGGATCACGTCGTTTCCCGGTGCCGTGCCCGCCGCGACCGCGGCCTTGATGTAGTGCTTTCCACCAATCATGTAGTGGAACAGCGCCGTTGAGACCGCCGTAGTCGTTGAGCCGATGGCCAATGCCGGGACACCGATGACGTAGTTACCCGTCAGCTTATCCTGAATGTCATTGACCACGTCACGGACGTTTTTCATGAAGCGAACCATGTCACCTTGGTTCACTCCATTCTCAGTGAGTGTTGATTGGAGTGTTTCCATTTGTTGTTGCTCCTATCAAGCGTCGTCGACTGAAGCTGCGTACAGAGTCGCGATGCCGTGCTGTACGAGGTCATCACGATCGCTGGCGCCCTTACCGAACAACAGTTTCTTGATGTCGCGGACTTCCTCGGCGCCCGCGCCGCGCTTGGCACCGTAGTCATCGGTGTCGGTGATCATCTTGGTTCGGCGTTTCCACGCGATGCCCAACGCCTGTGCGCCGCACAGATAAACCGGACCCACGTCGATGCCACCGGCACCCACGCCCGCGATATCTGCGATGTCGGACACCTCGCGAACAATGACGCCGTCGAGAATCAGGTCGCCGCCGGTGAACAGCGGGTTATCCTTCCCGCGCTCCCACGCTTCGCGACTGGCCTGCTGAACCACAGGGTCTTCCGAGAAGTCCCGGAAGGTGTTGGTTCCAGCGAATGCCACATACCATTCCTCGTCCCCCGAAATCTTGATCGGCCGGACTTTCGGATTGGCATTCTTGGCGCGACGCTTGAGCAGCTTCAACACCGAACCGGTGAACTTGTCGGCGGTGTTGTCGATGTTCGCCAGTGCAGCGGAGTGATCGTTGGCCGCATTGTTCGATACCGATGCGCCGAAGAGCACGCGATCCGCGTTGTCGACCAGCCAAGCGTCTTTCTGCGCCTCCGAGGCGGTTGCGTAGGCAATGCCGTTGATCGAGCCCATCGCGGCGATCAGCTCGTCGCGCATTTTTTCCTTGAACCAGTCCTTGATCACGGCGTCCTTCGCCTCGACCAGATCGATGGGGGAGAACAGCTCATCCAGGCCATCGTGCAGAACGGCATGACGCACGCGGTCCACGGAGAACACAAAGGTTCTCTGGTCCATCTGCTCTTCATTGCCTTTCAGCGTGGATTTGCCGGTAACGCCCGCGCCGGTCAGTCGGTTGATGAGGGTGATGGACAGCGCCTGGCCGGCTGTCGCCGTCAGGTCTTCCTTCACCTGGATCATTGAGAATTCGGTCGTCCCCATGTAGGGGGAGAACCGGCCATCGCGCACGTACTCTTTGAAGAATTTCTTCTCCCACTTCTTGACGCGCAGTTCAGTGGTTAATGCAGTCTCGGCCATGATCTATCTCCAGGGCCGGGCATAAAAAAGCCACCTCGTGGGTGGCTATGCTCGGCGCTTGCGGGGTTTGAAAATTTCCCCCAGCGGTTCGTTCTCGACTGATTCTTTCTCAACAGCCGCTCGACTCGCTGAAGGTTCTGCGTTCAGCGACGAGGGAACCTTGCCGATATTGTCCAGCTGGGTCTTGAGTGCTTTGTTCTCTGCTTCCAGCGCTGAAATCTTCGTTTTGAATTCTGCGGTGACGGTTTCCTTGTACTTGCCAAGGTCACCGCCCACCGCTTTCATCTCACGTCGATTCAGCGAGAATTTGTAGAGAAACTCAGCCGGATTGCGAGCCGCTTTGGCCTGCGCGAAGACTTGAGGGCCGAGCGCGGCATCTTCCTGTGCCTCGGTCAGTAACTCATTGACGACATCCTCGTAGTCAGCATGCTTGTCCTTCGCCAAATCTTCACACAGCGTGAAAAACCTGGACTCGGACTCAAGCCGTAGCTTCTCTTCACGAGGCGATAGACGCTCCTCCAGAGCGGCTTCCGGGTCTTCCCAGAAGTCCTTCTTCGGCTCGTCTGGTTTCTTCGCAGCCTCAATCTCTCGCAGTTTGCGTTCCGACTCCTGACGCTTGCGCCGCTCCTCAGCGAGTCCTTGCTGTAGCGCCTTGATCTCGTCAGGTTTTGCAAACTGACCCTTTTCGTTCCGAGTACGTTCTGCGGCTTGCTCTGCCGTCTCGGTCAATTCGACCTTTTCAGCAGGAGCCTCAGGCGTCTTCGCTGCCGATGTCGCAGCGGGCGCTTCCTTTGCAGGTTCAGCGGGTTTTACATCCGTCGCCGCGGCCTTGGCAGGCTCAGGCGTGCTCTCAGAAGATGCGGGCTCACCCGCACCGGACAAAATATCTGCCAGTGAATCCATCGTCATGTCTCCAACAGCCGTATCGCCGCAGTCGCGCTTGCTCAAGGGCGGGCGAGCAAGAACCCGAATCAGCCGTATCGCCGCAGTCGCGCCGCTGTTACGGACAGCGGAACCGTAGAAATGAAAGGCCGCTCAATGGCGGCCATCTCGAAATCTTGTTGGTGGAGCGTTAGCCGCTCTTGGCTCGGCGCTTGACGATCGATTCCAACTCGTCGCTCTCGTCTTCGTCCTCGACGCCCAGGCGCTGGATCTGAATCTCAACGCGGCGGGATTCGTGATTCTTGCTCTCGTGCTGGCTGACTTCGACGACAACGCCAGTCGCGCTGATCGACATCTTCGCGCCAACCTTGGGCAACGTGCCGAAGCCGAGTTTTTCGAGCGAGGCATTGTCCAAGCACAGCTTCAAACCGTATGGAAAATCCGGCCCGTTGTATTCAGGCATGGCCACAGGCGAGCTTTCTTTCTTCTCGGCCTTGGTCATTTCCATGCTGGTCAGCTTCATACGTGCCTCAATTGACTGAAACCTGCGTCTTCGGTGCCGCCGGCGTCTCGGGCGAGATGAACTGCGCGACCTTGACGGCCGCATCCACATTGGATTCCACCGTGGCCGCCGCGTTCTTCTCGGCTTCCGTGACGGTCTTGCGCACTTGAGCTTCCAGCAACATCCCCTGCATCTGCTTATTGGACAGTTCCAGTTGCGCAAGCTGCTGCTGCACCTGTGCCATCTGCTGTTGCATCGGATCGTTGGCGCCAGACATGGCATCCAGAATCTTGCGTTTGTTGCGCAGGCTGGACGCTTCGATCAGCGCCTTGGGCGGGATCGGCAAACCCGCCTTGGCCAACTCAGCCAGTGTGCCGAACTGCTCCTGCTGCAGCGTAAGCACGTCCGGGCTGTCGTCGATGGTGATGTCCACGTCGATCTCCGCGACATTGTTCAGCACGACGGGCTCTTTGTACCAAGGATCACTCGCGATCTGCTGCAGGATGGCGGCCTTCTCTTCATCCGGCATATCCGCTGACTTCAGTTCGTCGGCGATCACCTCGGCACGTGTCACCTTGCGATTCAGCGCGACAAACTTCAGCTGCTCATCATCGCGCACGCGAATCCAGGTCTCGGCCGTCCAGAACTGCTTCACGCGGTTCCACACTTGACGATAGACGCGAAGGGTCAGGTATTTGATCGCATCGAACGGCTTGTCGATCTGGACCAGTCCGCCTTGCTGGTCGATCTGCTTGGCGCGGCCTGAGATGCTGCCGGTCTGGCCGGATAGCGCCGCATTGGGCCCGGTGGCATCGAGCGACTGGCCGGTGAGCATCATCAAGCTGATGTGGCCCTGCGACAGGTCCAGATTCTTCACCAGCTCCAGCTCCATCCCGGGAATGCGACGAATGACCCCGTCCGGCCTCGCCGCCTCGGCGCGCACGCGGTCCACCGCATCCGGCTCAGATCCCGCCGCGCCATCCTCCATCACGACCTGATTCGTGTTCAGGTAGTGCAGCGACTTCGAACGCCTCTTGTTCCAGTCGTCCTGCAGGTCCTTGTATCGGCGAATCACGCCATACGCGCGGCCGGTCTTGCCTTCCCGATACATCGCCTGGACTTCAATCGGGCAGCTCGGCTCTCTGTTCTCATCGAGATACGCAGATTCGGCTGGGTCTTTGAGAAAGCCACCGCTCACAAATTCGCAGTACCACCACTTGCCGCCTTTCAGGTAGTAGTGCTGGAAGATCTGAATACGCTTGCGCGTCGTCGTGAGAATGACGAACTGCGGCGTGTCGTCGTAAGTCTCGCTCGGCATGACTTCGGCGAAGGACAGGTCCAGAACGGCGCGCCTGTCTTTCCACTTCTCGACCGCGACATCGAAATCCATCCACGTGATCGTGCCGACGTAGGACTTATCCGAGTAGTCCGCCTTCATCGAATGTGGGTCGACGTACAGGCGATCCCAGCGGATGTGCCTTAAGCAAATCTTCGGGATCTTGCCGCCGTACTTCTTGTCGACGATGATCTCGATCGCGCCGCGGCCTTCGATAAACATGTTCTCCGAGGCATCGGAGCGCACGTAATTGAACATGTTGTCGTCGGCGACATAGCGCAGCGCATCGGTCGCGGCGTCTGCTGAGGCTTCATCCCGCGCATTCCTGGGATACGCCTTCGGGTCGGTGCGCGTCTTACGCTCCATCCCGAGCAAATACTCGACCTTGTCTTTGATCTTGTTGTCGGTGATGACCGGTTGGCCGCGAGCCTCGATCTCGGCGACTTCCTCGTCCGTCCACTGCTTGCCATCGAAGTACGCGCGGTGCGTCTCAGCCTCAGTGCGCTCCGTCAGCGTCGAGTTTTCGGAATCGAGAAACTGCTGTTTGACGAGGGAGTGAGCGTCTTCACTCGCCGTCTTGGGTTTCTCTACACTGCTCGCCACTTTTTACTCTCTGCCTTTTTCACTTCGCGGTAACGGTCGGCTGGTTCGGTCGGCTTCGATTGCGTCGCCAATGCGGGATGCGCCTGGTCAATCGCTCGGCCGATAACGCCAGCCGCATCAACCTCGTCATCGTTCTTGCCGCCGGGGAACTTCAGGTACTGATCAAGCACGTCATCGCCTTCCGGACCCACGGGGAGCCACACACAGCCCATTGCGGCCATGCCCTGGAACGCCTGCGCCTTGATCTGCTTGTCCGCTCCATGCGGGCTCATCGGCTCGACGCGGCAGTACGTGCCTTCCTTGCGCATCGCTTTGGTCACGAATCCCGCCACGGACTTCCAGTTGTTGTCGTCCTCGGGAAACCAGCACAGCGGCTTGTGCTTCTGGATCAGGCCGGCTTTCTTCTCGGCTTTGCTCCCGACGATTCGCTCGGCGGTCACATCCATCGTGGCCTGATGCCGGAAGCCGTCGAGCAGCCACAAGTCGCCGCGCTCATCAATGCCCCAGACGCGGACGCAGGAATAGTCGCTATCGCTCTCGCCAGCGGGCGCGTGATCGCTGCTGATGTACTTGCGCAGATTCTTCGGCAACTGGTCTGCCGTATACCGGCGAAACCATGCGCGCTGGAAGAATGTACCTTCTGCGGCGGTTGGCTTCTGCTGATACAGGCTCGACCACGTCCGTCGATTTCGCTGAAACGGCGCCCAATGTTCCAGGCTGAACCACTCGGGCCACAGGGTTTCGCCAATCTTTCGGCCGAGCGGGTCGTCTGCGCGGTCAGCTATCGCAGGTAGGCAGAGCACTTCCCATTGCCGGCCGTCGCGCCCCTCGAAGCGACCCGACTGTCCATCCCAGCCTTCGGGAAGAATCCGGCCGGCAAGATCCAACTCGTGCCATCTCGTGAGAATCATCACCTGCGGCGCGCCGGGAATCAGGCGGGAGCAGAAGTCGTCCATGTACGCGTCCCATGTCTTATCCCGGATGACTTCCGACTCCGCCGCCTCACGCCCGCGCAACGGATCGTCGATGATTCCCAGCGCCGCTCGGTTGCCCGTGAGCCCCGACAACAGACCGCCGGCCATGTATTCCGAGCCGTTCGTCAGCGCCCACTCATCCGCGGCGTGCTGGTCGTCCTTCAGCCCGACTTCCATCAGGTTCGCGAACGACTTTGACTTGATTAATTGCCGCGCGCGCCGCCCCTGCTTGCGGGCGATGTCGCTGGCGTAACTCGCGAGAATCACGTTGCGGCGCGACTTCCTGGCCATGAACCAGGGAACGAATACGACGTCGACGTAGGAGCTTTTCGCGCTACCTGGCGGCATGAGCACCATCAGGTTCGGGATCGTCCCAGCTTCGACCCCTTGTAACTTCGTGAGCAGCAAGGCGTGATGCTTTACCAGCCGGTCCAGCCGCATGACGCTGAACTGGTCTTCGTCATCCGCATCCGTCAGCGGGACGGTCGGAATGTCAATCAGGCAGGCGAAGTCGTTCAAGCTACGCCGCGCCAGCTCCCGGCGAGCCGCAATAACGTCAGCGATCGTGAATCGGGATACTAGAGAGCGCTCGGAGCTGCTCATCGGTCGCCGCGGATATGTCTATCGTTGCCTTTGTCTCTATTGGCCCGCCGCCAGGCCCGTAATGCTCCAGGCCAACGCGATCCCCATATTTCTTGGGCGCGAGTTTCGACAGCAGCCATTTGCGCGAGTCGACCCGCAGCCTTGAGCGAGATACGTGATCGTGGTCGACACGATGGGCTCCATCTTCGTCGCTAGTTGCAACGTAATCCCTTGATCCATCATCGGATATTTCGATGATGTCTTCGGCCCAGTGTTCCATAAGCAACTCGCGAGCGTGCGCGTATTGCTCCCGGAATGCCTCGTTTGAGATTGCCCAACGCATTACCGTGGACATGGAAGGCATTGCGTCATCGCGGCAAACGCTGCGCAGCGACTCACCCTCCGCCATCCGTCGACATATCTCATCGCCGACTTCTGGCGTGTATGACGAAGGGCGGCTCATACACGAGCGCCCTCCTGCTCGCACAAATCCTCGCTGTACTTAGTCGGGCGGCCGGCGGGCATTACCGCATCTCACTGCGGATCTGATCCGCCAACACCTGCCACGGAGCGATGATCTGCGCGATGTACAAGTTCATGGCCATATTCAGCCGGTCTTCCGTGTTCTTCTGTCGGGCAAGCGCCATTTCCGCTTTCACGCGGTCTTCTTCGGCCTTGCGACGACACTCAATCTCGACCTGCATCGTATCCATCACCCCTCCCTCACAATAACCCGCTGCACCCACTCCAGATCCCTGGCTGCGCTGGTCGTCACCTTCCCAATGACGCGATACAGACCGCAGCTACCGCCTGAGACTCTCACCGTTCGCAGCGAGGTCGATCCCGCCTCTGCCTCGTTCGTCAGCCCGTCTGGCAGTTCGTAGCTCACGCTGGAGATCGTCTCGCCATCCAATCTTGCGGCCCACGGAAATTCGACAGCGATCGCCTCATCTGGCGTCTTGCTATAGCTCGCTGGCCCGCTGTCGGGAGTGAGTCCGTAGTCCGTAGACATTACTCGTTCACCTGCACTCGCTTCACGTCGCTGGCGGTGAGGCTCGTTGCGTTGACGCCGACGTACAGGCCCGGCACGACGAAGTTCTCAGCCGTCGTCGTCCATACAATAGCGGTGGCGCCGTTCGGAATGGCTGGAATCAAGTGGGCTACGCCGGGGCTACCGAGCACAATCACCGAGGGCGCAAAACGCGTCGAATCGCTCGCCGTCACGGCGACCACTCGGCCGGGATACGACGGCACTGTTACCGGGCCGATGGGATTTGTCATGGCTACCTCAGAATCCGAAACCAAAGCCGAAGTGAATCTTGTCGTTCGTCGCGTGGGTGATATCCGCCGGATCGATCACGGTCGTGCTCGTGAACGTATCCGCCACCCCACCGATCGTCACGGCGGTGTTTGTGGCCGTGAGATAGCTCGCGCTCGACGTATGCTGCGCCCTGACCGTATCGCCGCTGACGACCGTGCCTTCAGTGCTGACGAACGTTCCGCTTTCGTTGATGTCGTAGGTACCGCCTGAGACGGTGATGGCTGCGGCGGCATCGATCCCGGTGATGGTGACCGGTGCGCTCGTGATCGTGCTTGAGAGCGCGACCCCGGACTGATCGGTGAAGCTGAACTGGTTCGGGGTGGTGTCCTCTGCCCCATCTTCCAGCAGGTTGTTGAGCTGGAGCGTGAGCAGCATGGCTAGGTGCGTGCTGGCAGGGATCGAACCTGCGACGAAAAGCTAACCGAGGTAACCTCGACGCTCCTGCTCTCCCACTGAGCTACAGCACGCATTGGCTACATATATCCGAGATTGATTATAACATCCGAAGTTCCAGGTGCGCCGGTATCATTGTCGGCCAATCCCGTAGTGCATGCGACGCTGATTGCCGTGCTGAAAGGAATTCCCTGCGGAATGGATACAGTGAACCCGGCACCGGTCGTGCTGTTTGCAGGAACAGGGAACGTGAGCAATGGAGTCGTCGTCCCCACGGTGACGTTCGCCGCCGTCGCGTTGTAGAACTTCAAATACCGCGCCGTGGCCACCATGTTCATGGCATGGATGAAGTACAACTGCCCCGCGGAAGTCTTGACGTCCTCTTCCGTCTCATCGATATCCAGGGACCGGAAGATGGTCAATCCGCCCTGAGTATGCGGCTGTAGGGTGACAATCTGCTTGCGGTCCAGCGTAATCCTGGCCGCGCCAACATCTCCCTCATCGACGCTGTCGGTTGCGGTCTCATCGGCCTGGAAACCGACAGGAAGCACGCGGGATGTGCCGGGGGTGAATGCGGCATCATCAGCCAGCTCGCCCGTGCTTCGCGTCCACAGGGCGCCTACCGAGTCGGTGTGGAGTGGCTCGTAGTCGCCCGTCGTGCCAGAGGATGCCGCCGCAGTATCTGTCCGCACCGCGAGGGACATGACGCCGGTGTCGCCCGAGCCGTGCGCAGCGTCTTCTGCTTTGCCGAGATTGGCCGCTGCCGTGCCAGGCGTGACCGACGTACCGATCGTAGCGACGTTGGTGACGGTCGCTAAAATGCCGGTGGAGTCATTGGCAATGGTGACGCGCTGGACGCCCGTGCCAGAGGCGCCGTTTCCGGCGACGGCCAGCACGCCCGCCATGGTGGGTTGGACCGCCAGCGCGCCGCTGCGCAAAGCCCAAAGACGGACCGCGTCCGCATCGGCAGAAACATCTGTTGGAGCCGCCGCAGAGGCATAGGCGCCGTTCAGTACCGGGTTGCCGGCGGCGGCGGCGTCATGGGCGGCATCGCCAACGACCTCAATGGTGTTGGTCGACGCAGGCAATGCCCCGACGTTGACGTGAACGCGACCGCTGGCATCCACGTTGATCGTGGAATAGTCCCCGTCCGTTCCAGAACTGGACGCCGCCGTATCCCGGCGTACCGCGCCCATCAAGCACAGCGCTTCGGCGCCTGCACTTGCGCCATCTTCGGTGTACTGAGTGGTGCCGGAGGATCCGGATACCCGCAGCGAGCCGTCCGAAGTCACCGACAAAGCGGCAAAATCTCCGTCAGCGCTCACGCCAGAACTCGCCGCATCCCGGCGCACCGCCAGGACCATGATCCCCTCTTCCGCACCCGCCGCTACCGCGTCTTCCACGACGCCGGCGATGCCACCGGAGGCAATCGATACCTTCAGGGCTCGCGTCTGGGTGATCCCTACCGTTCCCAGATCGCCATCCGTCACGCTCGTCGGGCTGGACTCGTATACACCCTGGATCGATGTGCCCGCAGTCGTGCCAGCGGTGAAGTCCGCATCGTCTGCCGTCGAGGTTCCGCCCGCCGCGCCGCCCGCCACGACGTTGACTCGCAGTGCGTTGTTGGCGTCGTCCATGGCTGAGTCGCCGACGGAGTCGCGCATCGTCGTGGGCAGCAGGCCAGAGCGTAGCAGCCACAATTGAGCCGCATCGCCGTCCGCGCTCGTATCGGCAGGCTCTGTCGCCGAGGCGTAGCCACCGATCAGGACGGGGTTACCTGCTGCGGCTGCGTCGTGCGCCGCGTCGCCGACGACTTCGAGGGTATTCGTCGAGGCCGGCAAAGACACGATATCGACATTGCCGATGTTGTTGTCACCGGCCGCAATGGCCGCAACGCTGATCGTCTCAAGCGCGGCTAACGACTCAGTCGCGAGCGTAACCCGCAGCGCTGCCGCCTCTGCGCCGGCGCCTGCAGCCACATCGGCAAAGGTATACGCGCCCTCCGTGCCCGTGACACCGGCAAGCGTAACAACTTGAACCTTCGTGGCGTCACCGTCGTGCGTGCGCTCCTTTGTCGCAATGACGTCCCCTGACACGCCGGGGTTGAGCGTAGTGTTGCTCGCGATGGCTGCAAATACCTCTTAAACACTTGCCTTGATCGAAATCGCAATCGTTCGCGCCGTAACACCCGTTGCCTGGCCGGTGACAGCCAGCGTTGATGCCGCAATGTTTGCCGCAGTCGTCTGCAGGCTCGAATACAGCGCAATCGACTGGTTATTTCCCGTCGTCGTGGACTGATGCTTGCGCTGTGTCCATGCGCCCGCACCTCCAGGATTGAAGGTGCCCATCCCGGTGGAATCCAGCTGAAAAGACACTGCAAGGAATGCGATGCAGTCGTCCTGTGTCATCGTCAATGCCGGCGTCAGAATCGCATTGGTCTGACTGGCGCCCGTCGTGGACTTGTGTGCAAAGCTATGCACGACAGAGGAAATCGGGCCTGCGGTGTTGCGCAGCAGGACCGTGAATGCCTGCACCACGTTACCCGACGCCCCGCCGCTGGGCGTGATAATCGCACCCGTCTCTGCGGCGCTCAGGATCTTGCCGAACACGTACATCGGCTGTTGGCTGCTGGCGCCGAAGCTATCCAGCAGCGTGAAGCCATTGTTGCAAGCGAGCGTCTTGCCCGCCGATCCGGTCTGGATGAACGCAAAGATCAGACCTAAGTCACCCGCCTGCGGCGTAGCTCCATACGCCACCGTGACGGGCGCGTAGTTCGCCTCCACCACCGATCCCGTCGCAATATATTCAATCGGCCCCGGACCGCCCGGGTCAGGATCGGGAGGCGCCACTCCAGAGCCGTAAGGATTCGTCGTGTTTTCTGTCGTGAGTGGATGCGATTCCATCCACGCCAGCATCGAATTGAATTGCGTCGCTGCCGTGCTGTCGGGCGCGGCGCCTGGCTGGTTGTAATACCAAAACCAATGCGTGGGCCTGAGCGCATCGTGACCGTAGTCGGGATCGCCCCATATTTGGGCTGGCGTGAAATTGCCGAGATATCCGCCTACCTCAGTGAGATCCACTTGCGAGATCCATGGAATCAGTCCGCGATAATCTTTCGTCGGGCTGCCCGTGCGGCCCTGATAGATGTCATTGCCCCAGATCACCCTGGCGCTTCTGGGCAGCGTATCCGGACCGCCGCCGCATATTTGATAGGGCACCATGGCCTCTATCACCTCCTGCATATGTGCCTGGGTCTGCATGTAGTTCACGCCGATCCGGATCGGCGTCCGCGTCCATGCAGTGCGTGCACGAGGAATGAAATTGGTAATCAACTCGTTTTTGTAGTCGCTGTAACTCCAGCCCAGCGCGGATGGCGTACTCACGGCGGTCTCGCCCTTCGAGATCATTTCGAAGCGATCGTCGTCATCGAGCAGTCCCGCCAGATGCTCGAACAGGTTGATATGGGCCTCCATGCCGCCGGGAGTATTCAGATGAGCTTGAATGTTCTGGGCGCCGCCCCAGTCAGCCCCTGTGCCGTCGTAGAAGTACGGACCGCCGTCAATGTTGTCCAAGTACGTGGGCAGCAGGCTATGTGCATCCGCTACCGGCACGCCGCCATAGAGCTGCGTGAGCACACTCAGCACCAGCCTCTGGCCCGAACCGAGCGCACCTAAGTACGTTGCAAGCAACGCATCTCCGTTGCTGTAGTCTCCCTGCGTATTGGTCTCAAGGTGCCGCCATCGAATCCGCTTCACGTATCCCTTGATTCGCGGATCGTTCTCATAGAGCGCCATGACCACCATGTCATCCTCTATCGCCCACGAGCCCGTCGTACTGGGCAGCAGGATGTAATGACCGGGTGAAAATTTAAACGGGACTGTCGTCTCGCCGGTAGCTACCTCGATGACCGAAGATCGAAGTAACAGGAAGCCCACACTAGCCAACGCCTAGCAAGAGAAGATTTCTCGGACTTCCCGCTGTAGCGATCTGCCTAAAACCCACCGTCGCCAGGCATGTGACATCGGTCTGTGCGGCGACAGAGCAATATTTGACCCACAAAATCCCACTCGTGATGTTGTAGGTCTTCTCGGCGTTATTAGCTATCCAGTTGGCGTTGCTAGTGTGCAAAGTGCCGAACGCATCGCGCCACTGTGTCGCAGGCGTATTGGTTGACACAACAATCGTTTCAAGCAGTGTAGTGTCGTTATAGATCGCCCATTCTTGATATGGGTGGTCGCCAGCTGGGTCGCCGAACGCCAATCTCACGCCAATGTTGGCAGCCGGCGTATTGATTCGCAGTTCGCGAACGCCGGCTCCGTCATTGTTTCCGAAACCAATGCCGGCCAATCGCGCGTCGGCGCCGCTGTCGCGGTCTCGATACTGAGGGGGATCGGTGAAGCCAATATTGAACGTGTCGCTGTCGAGGGTGACACTGATCGGGTAGACGCCGCCGGCAACATCGTCCTCGTTAAGGCTGGTCTGGTTCGTGCCGTCAGTAACATATGCCTGTGTCGCGCGCAGGTTTATGTATTTTTGCGTTGTCCACGCCATTAGAAGTCACACCCTATGCGAGTCGGCGGAGTCGCCCCGCCCCACGCGCCTTTGTCGCAGGTAGTGCCACCAGAAAGGCCGTTGCTCTTGCCGGAGTCTTTGCACGGACTTCCCCCTTGCAGTTGATAGAACAACGCACCTGCTCCTGAGCCAACGAACAGCGGATCGCCGCTATCTGCGCTATTCGCATCGATGCCGCCGCCCATGCCGGTGATAAATGTGGCCAGTGTCGTGTAGCTGTTGCGATTGTTGTCGGCTGGTGCAAGGAATTGCTTCCACACCTTGTCACCGCTGACGTTGTAGTAATGGTTGTAGTCGAACACGTTGTCGGCTTCGTCGTTTATCCAAACGAACCCGCGGTCGCCGCTTGTGCTCTCCTCGTAGTAAATATTGCCGTAGTGGTCGAGCAATCCGGCGCCGGCGCGCAGTAGCAAGCCGCCCGACGCGGATGCGGTTTTGATGACGATCGTGTTGAACCGAAATATCGCGGCGTGGTGAAAGTAAGAACTTCCTGTCGTCTCGCGCATGTCGTTCTGCGAGCCGATCAGCACGTTGTGCTCGAATATGCTTGTGCCGGTCGTGGTCGAATCGGTGCCAGCGCAATCCTGCAGTGCCGAGCACGCGGCAGCGGTCAACGAACTGACATCGATGTAGTTGTACCGAATCAGGTGCCCGGTGCAGTTCGACGCCTTGCCGTACACCGCGCCGGCGATAAGAGTGTTGTACTCAACCGTCGGGTTCTGTCCGGCCCAGAGTTGAAAATTTGCCCAATGATCCGCGCTGTTCAGCGTGTGCCCGATGTTGTCGTGGCAGTAGTTGTTTCGCAGGATAGGCCCGTCGAAAGAATGGATCTCGACGCAACTGTAATTGCCGCCGCCCGCCACTCCGCGGCAGTCCATACCGGTGATCTCGTTATCCTCCAACACATAGCCTGCGTAGTCCGGGGTAGCCGAGCCGTTGTCGCCTAGCGAGATTGTTTTCGACTCGCCGCCCACGAACTTGATGCCACGAATCTGGATATAGCCACGACGCGAGGCGGTGTTGTCGCCCATGATCGGGCAATCGATAAAGCCGCCGCCGGTCGCGTCGATGACCGCGAGGCGATCATTCACCGCCTCAAGGACGACGGAACCACCGGAAGTTCCGCCTTTGACCTGAAGTATCGGATCGTATCCGCCGGTTTTCGGTGTGAAACCTGAAATGTCACAGGTACCATTCATCAAGCCGATGCGCACGTCGCCGGTCATCGTGGTCGGCGAGTACGTCGCCTGCTTGGTATTGATGGCCGTGATTGCCCACGGCGTGGATGTCGTCAGCCCGTCATTGCTGTCCGATCCTGTCGGCGAGATGTAGAAATCGAACGTCGCGGGCTCATCAGACAGCGATGAGCGAAGGATCAGCACACCCACTAGCTATTGGCCTGCAATAGGAGCCGCGAGCCAGATCCAGCGATGCTGACTAGCGGCAATGACAATCTCCAAAAAAAAGCCGGCGCTGGGCCGGCAAGCGGGGACGGGCGAAAACGATTAATCCGCCGCCTTAAGTCTCATCGATACAGGTATACATCCTGCGAACGGGTAACCTGTCACAGCCGCTGAACGACGGCCGATCGACAATGAAATAACAAAACAGGCGGGGCAACATGACGCAGTTCGGACTCAGTGAATATATTTGCGACTTCGCGCTGGTCGAACAGTTGCGAAAACTCGCGCCTACCAGCGTAGTGGATTTCGGCGCGGGCCACGGAAAAAACGGCGAGATTGTACGCAGGATACTGGGCAACGCATGCACGCTAGTAGCGGTCGAGGGCTTTGGGCCCGCGGCCGACGCGCTGCAATCAAGCGGCGTCTATGACCGCGTGAGCCATTCGCTATTGCAAGACTGGCTCGACAACAACAACGCGCCGTACTCGGTGGCAATCTTCGGCGACGTGATCGAGCACTTGACGCCGCGCGAGGTTCATCGCTGCCTGGAACTGTGCATGCGCAAGTTCGACCACATCATCATCGTCGCCCCGCTGCACGACATCTTCCAGGACGGCGCTTACGGCAACGAGCTGGAGCGGCACAAGACGTACATCACTCAAGGGTTTTTCGACCGCTACCGGCCGATACAGCGCCATGTCATCGTGGGATCGGACTACACGATCATGAACGTGCTGATTCAGACGCGGCTACCGAAGAAATCACTGGCAACTCGCGCCGCCTGGAACGCTTTTCACATGGCCATGCTAGCGCTTCAGCCGGTGGGACTGGCGAGGCCAACCGTGGATCTGCTGAAAATGACGCTCGGCAGGTACAAGCGGATCATGGGGCGGTAGCCGTGCTCCGCGAGTTCTTTCGCCGTCTCTTCTCGCGCCTCACCACAAGCGATGAGCGCTTTCTGGAGCGCGAACTTAAGCGGTTGCGCCATCTCGCGCTGACGCAGCCCCAATACAACCGCGACGTCGATCAGGTGAAGCGTTCCCTGGCGAAACTGCGATAGGAAGGACGCAAAACCCCGCACTGAGCGGGGCTTTACTGAGTTGGAAATCTCAGATGAGCACGAATCTAGCCCACGACGGACACGGCCGCAAGTGCTTGTTTCAATTCCCGTCTGCCCGGTAAGGGAATGCCTGCTATTCGGTACCGCGCACGGCGAAGGCGACGACGCATCGAATCTTCTTGGATACCGGCTATCCGGCACTTCTCCTCGACCGTCCAATACTGCCCATTCGGCTTAAGCCGAAAGGCAAAGTACACGTAGACAGCCTCACGCTCTGCCTCCGGTAATAGCAAAACGCGCCCATGCACTGCATAAATGTGCGTTGGCATGTCAAGACATAGAGACCTAGACCCAGGCGTTCCACCGCCGGCGCCATTCAAAAACGCCTGAATATTGTCGCAACATGGATAGCCTTCGTAGTCTGAGTGTCGCTCATGCCATGCGCCCCACAGATTCAGTTCGCCATCGATGGCCCGACGCATGACGGAATCCATCTCACGAATCACGCCCGCATCTCCTGCCACCGCGCCTGTCGATACGCTTGAGATCGCCGGTCCCCGCCGTGGACGCGCTTGCCGCGCTTGATCATGACGCGCTGCTCCTTGGCGGACATGGGCACGACGTGGGCGAGCGGGTAGCGCATGGAGTCGAGCAGTGCGTTCATGCTCTGCGCTCGGTATAAGTACTTAGTTGCATTATACGATATCGATATCTATAATCTCCCCCATGCTCAATACCGAGCACGGGAGAACGAAGATGAATGATCTGAACCGATTTGAACGCGTCGCGAAAGAGATCACGCAGCGCCACGGCGTGCATGTCGAATGGGCTCCTGCCAACCGTGAATACGTGGTCGAGGGGCGTCCCGCTGGCACTGCGCGCAAGGCAGATCAGATCGCCCGTGACGTCGCGCACGCGGCGAATAACTACGGCGTGCTCGGCGGCATCTCGCGCTAATGAAATCCAAGAAAGCCAAGCGTGGCCGCCCCATCGTCGGCAACGAGCGTAAGGAAGCGTATCTAGTGCACCTGGAACCGGCGCAAGCTCAGGCGATCCGCGGGCAATTCGGCGGCCCCACCGGTTCCCTGACGCGGGCGATATGCGAGATGCACGAGCGGCTGACCGGCGACGCCGCTTTGTTTGATGCCACGGCGCACGCCAAGACAGCGCTGAAAACCGCTCGGCGACTTGCTCGGGCGCAGATCTAGTCATGCTCGGCGCTCGCACTTCGCCAGCCTATTCACGATTTGGCCCAGCACCATCTGCCGGCACAGGTCGTTGACGCGCTTGGTCATGGCGTGCGCCGCTTCCCACTCTTCGTAGGATTTCTGGGCAAAGCCGCGACGAATCGACAGGTTCGGTTCGAAAACTCGGCGTGCGCACCGATAGCAGCGCCATGCGCGCCGGTGCCAGATGATCGCCGGATCGTCTGAATTGTTGGCGCACTGGCAGACGGGCGGCTTCATGACTGCGCCTTCAAGTACTCAAGGGCGGCGGCTCTGATCGCGAGCGGGCCGGTGTCAGCATAGGCGTGGAAAAAGCTCTCGTAAGGATCGTCGCCATAACAATCCCATTTGCCTTCGGAGTGCCCCAGCGTAGGATCAGCAGAACTCAGCGCATCCAGGATCAGCCCGGCCTCGGCCCAATCGGAGAAGTCTGGCGTGTCAAGAATCTCGCCTGGATGAGCCTTGAGGTTTTTCCATCCCAAGGATTCGCCCGGCTCCTGCCAAGCTATCCACCCCAGCAGCTTCTCGCAGATCAGTTCGTTCTCCCGCTGAGTATCCGCGGGTTCGAAGCGGCAGCGCTCGACAACTGGAGCGCTCATGACTGCGCGCACTTCGCCACGACATAGTCCTTGGGCATAGTCACGTGACGGCATCCTGTCGATGTACGCCAGAAGCCCCGATCCTCTGCCTCAGACCGGCACTATCGCCATGAGTCCAGTATCCGCTGGCGGTTATCGTCATGCCGTCAGCGACCATCTCCTCGTACGTCCAGCAGCGCCGTTGTGTGTAGGAACCGGTTCGATGCCGGTCAAATGCACCCGAACTGAAGAAATATTCTCCGCATGCATCGCATTTGCACTTGTTCGAGCCGAACGGCAGTTTTAAGTCGCTCATGTCGCCTCGCACCGCGCCCATACCTGATTCGGCCGCGTGTAGAACTGCCCCGGCTTCTTTGGGTTCGGGTCCATCACGGCCCACAGCCGATCCTTGATGATGTACACGGTGCGGAATGGATCTGTAACCGACATGGCCTGGATGCACTCCTTGCCGATCGGCACGCTCGCGACGCGCGACAGGGTGATCTTGTTGCGGCTGCCGAGATTGAGTTGGTAGCCGACGATATCGACAGTCCGCAGT